TACCTTAAGTTTTCCCAACGAGCATTGGTTGATTCATAACTCGCTTTTAAAAATTGCCATTTCCTTGAAAGTCTTGCTACTAATTGTATTGTTCTACTTATCATTTAGCAAAACCTTGTCCATTTACAGTTGTTCCATTTGTAGCACTTGCTTTAAACTGTAGTCTTAAATATTTAAAAAATGAAGTTCCAGATATTAAACCACTAGCTCCTGTAGCTATGGTTACTTCCGCCATATCGTCGTCAACCCAATTTGAGTTATCATTAGAACCTTGTACTTTTAGTATGCAGTTATCAGTGCTTGTAATTTGTATAACGTAGCTAAAAATACCTTGATTATCTGTAGTTAAATTAGAGCCAGTTAAAGCCGCATAACTTGTAGCGCTTCTGGTTTGATTAGATATTGTAGCAGAATTAGTAGGCATAGAAGTTACATCTACATCGCCAATGTCTACACCACTATTAGCTGCTAGCTTACCGATTGCATTTGAACCAGCTGGTAAAGCTGCAACTACATCAACCTGCATTTGACTTCCGTCAATAGCGTTATCTAAAATTTCTACAGCAGTTTTAATAGCTCCTGTATCGGCATCTATAGTGCCTAATAATACTTCCATAGCTGCTAAATCTGTAACTGCTGGGTCGTCAGATGCTAAAGTTACTCTTTGTACTCCAGCTGCAACAGCTCCAGCTCCACCAACAAAATCTGTTCCTGCTATGTTAGCATTTACATTTAAATAATTTCCATCTACTGCATTATCTAATAATTGCAACGCAGTAATCATTGTCGCTTGATTAGCAGCAGTAGCAGCACCAGTAGGCAACGCACTTGATAAAGTGTCAACTTGAAGATGTCCATCGGCATCTACTAAAGGTACATAGCTTGTACCACCTGTTCCTGTTTTTACTGTGTGACTGAACATAAGCATTGAATCTTCTGCTTTGTCAGTATGCACTTCTATATTTATATCAGAACCCTCTGTTTTAAGGGTTACATTATCAATATCAACTTTTAGCGCATCTTCATCAGTATTTAAAACTCTGTTTAGCGCTTCAGCAGCTGTATATTCTTGTATTCCAGCCATAACTTGTCCTTTATGAATTTATATCAAAAACCTAATCAAATTAGTTTTATGATTGTTTAATTTATATATGCTAGCAAAAGCTAGCAAATCCTTTTATTGTTTTTTTTAATCTTCAAACAACAATCTAGTATCGGTAAATATACCATCTACGTCTAAATATTTTTTATTTTCTAACATACGAGAATTGTATTGCCCTTTAAATTCTTTAGTAGCAAAACCTTTAATAGTTTTAGCTTGTTTAATCATTTCTATTTTATCTTCTAAAGTATATATAGGTCTTGATAGTTCAAAAATAAATGTTTCTGCTCTTACCGAAGTAGGGTAATAAAGCATTGGCTCTATAAATCCATTAATTTTATCTGCATTAGACATGTCAATATTATTATTATATCTATTTATTAATCTGTCACTTTCTCCTTCAATTTGAGAAGTTGAGTCAACTTTATCAATATAAGCAAATAATGCATTTGTAAATTCAGCTTCTTTTTCTGAATTGTTTCTTTCTACTTCTTTACTTATTTTATAAGAATAAATATCAATTATTGCATTATTATCAATTCTTGTATTTTTTAATTTTTCTTGAGCATTAAATACTTTATCTTTTTCTTCTTCTGAAATTTGGGATTTTCCAAATGCTATAAAATCGTTTGTAAAAGTATTTATAAATCTTGTTGGTAAAGGGTCTGGTACTCCAAGCAGTTTAGTAGCTTCTTTATTATAAGCTTCAGCTGTATCTGGGTCTACTGCATTTAAAAAACCATCAGCTGCATCTACAAGTCCATTTGCTATAGGATGACCATATCCAGTTATTTCATCAAAAGTGTATTGCAAGTCATCAGCAGATAATTCTGTATAATTACCCATTCTTCTAAAAAAACTATCTGTTTTTTTATCTTTTGCATCAGAAGAAGTTCCTCCTTTAGCGCTAGGAAATCCTGCTGCTTCTTTGTTATTAAAAATATAACCGAGCATCATTTTAGCACCTAAAGGAAGACCTCTAAAATCAATAGGTTGTAATTCTCCTAAAGCTTTTAAAAGCCTTTTTTTTCTAAATGGCGAAAATTCTTTTCCATCAGCAATTTCAAATGCTGTTTCAGTTAATGCTCCAATAATTTTTGCTCCATTATCTTTTGGTATTTTAAAATGAATTCTTCTTTTTTTTCCTAAATCGTCATACAATTCAAAAGGCGATACAAAAACATAATTATTAAATTTATCATACTCGCTTACATCGTTATCATAATAATCTTTTTTACTATCTGTATTTCTATTAAATAAATAATAAATACTTGCAGAAATTGCACCTGTTTGAGCATATTTAAGTGTAGCAATTCTGGGATTTTCTTGAAATCCTTTTACAAGGCCATATGTAGCACGAATTCCAGAGCCACTATACGGAGAAATTGGTTCAAGTAATTTCATAGCATCACCTTTAACACTAAAATCTATAATATCTCTTGCTTTTGCTACTGCTTCTAAAGTTGAAAACCCTTGTTTTTCTAATTTTTTCATAATAGAAACACGACTTGCAATTTCAGTTGTTGTATTTAAATGACTCATTATATCAGTAAATTTTCTAAATTTTGCTCTTACACCTTTTGGATTTTCTGCAAAAAGATTACCTCTATAACTTCCTTGTTGTGCAAGATATTCCATACCTCCACCATGCTCAACATACCTAAGAACATCTCCTTGGTTTTTCCAAACATCAGGAAAATTTTTAATTATATCAGTAGACAAATCCCAATAAGCTTTAGGTAAAAAATTACTATAAGCATCATGCTGTCTTAAAATTGCATATTGTATATTTCTAACATTGTCTTTCATTGCAAATGCCCAGTCAGTATTTGTAGAAAAAAACTTTCTAACTCTTACTAATGAAGCTGCTTCGTAAAAACGAAACAACAAACCTTGAGTAGAAATTCCCCCTGTTTGTGTCCATCCTTTTGCAAATTCTGAATCTAAATCTATAAAATATTCTTTTCCTCCATTTATCTTACCATCAACATTTTCAAAATCTTTATAGGATATTCTTTGATACCCTTTTTTTACTTTTATATTATTAGATGCAACTCTTTTTCCAATTTTAGTTATTGCAAATTCTGGATTTATTTGATTTATATCATCAAGAAGACCTCCTAATGCTTTAACTGCATTATTTCTAAATACTTGATTTTCAGCACCTAATAAGGCTTGCCCTATTAATGCGTGAGAATCTGTTATTCTTGTTAAATCATCACTAATACCACCAGCTAAAGAAGAAACATCTTTATTATTTTTATAACTTATAGTTCTTCCACTTGAATCTTGTACTTTATAAGAATCTTCAAGAAATTCTAAATATTTTGTTGGTTCATAATCTCTTAAATTAAGTGCAGTATATTGGTCGTCTGTTAATAATCCATTTTTTCTTTTGTAATCATTTATTGCTCTAAAAGTGTCAAAGTACATATCTGATAAATCATTAATTTTATTTTTTAAATCAACGTTATTTCCAATTTTATCTAATTCCCATTCTTTAAATACCTCTTTACTGGTTGTTTCTTTTCCACCAGTATAATTATAATTTTCTCTTTGCTTTATTTCTTTTTGTATTTTATTTTTTTCAACTTTTGTTTTTGCATTAATAAAATCTTTTTTTAATTGTGGTATTTTAATTGAATTATTATAATCATAAAGACTAATATTAGCTTTATAAATAATAGCTTCATCTAAAAGATTTATTTCTTGTTGATTTAATTTTTCATAAATGTTTTTATTAATTTGTGTTAATTTATTTTTTGCAGCATGAGTTGCACCATTTGCAACAATTAGTCTATTTTCAACTTCTCTAATTGCATAATTTAAATCTTTATCGTTTTTATATGTTTTTTTAAGCTTATCTAAAATAGATGTAGCTCTATATCTTGGATTGATTTGTTCTGCAATAGTTTTTTTTGTTTCTTTTAAAAAAGATTCTTTATTTTTAGATTTAGCTTCTAACAATTTAGCGTTGTTTTTTTCTAATTCTATTTGAGATTTTCTATATTCTGGTGAGTAATTTTTATCTATATCTTTAGCTTGTTTAATAGGAGTTTTTCTTGAAATTAAATTTAAAAATTCATCAGGAATTTTAGCTTTTAAATCACCTGATTTTATTTTTTTAATAGCATCAATAGCTTTTTTTACTAACGCTTTTGGTATTCCTGTACTACCTTCTAAATAAGTTATAGTATTTTCAGTACCTACTTTTAAAATTTGTTCTGATATTAAATTGCCTAAAGATTCTTTGCTTTGATTAAAAGAAAGTTTTTGTTGTTCTGTTAAATTTTGAGTTAATAGTTTAATTTCATTATCTGCATAATTTTTTAATAATTCAGGTAATTCATTTTTTGCAATGCTTAACTCTTTAGAGCTTACTGTTTTAGTTTTTTTAGGGTCATAAATAGTTTGTAATGACCTTTTTAAAGTTGCATCAATAATATCTGGGTGTTTAATAAAGTCAGCTATTTTTGCAACCGATGGCGCAACATCTTCTGGTAAAATATTACCTTTTTTAATTTCATTAGCAGTTTCTATAATTTTTGTACTTTCATCCATAAATTTTATTAATTGAGGATTACCTTTTGGTTTAGGAAATCCTTTTACTGGAATCATTGATTTTAAACCAAAGCCAAAAAGAGCAACAGAAACAGGGTTTTGTAAAATAAACTCCCTAGATTCTCTTGCTTCTTCAGTTGCATACTGTGGGTCGGATGTAGTTTTAGTTCCTAAATAAATTTTATTAGCAACGTCTGGCATTGCTGTTAATGTGCTAACAAATAACTCAGCAAATTCTTCTTGATTTGTATAAACTTTACCTGATGCATCTATTCTTGAAACAGAAAATGGAACAGGAGAATTAAAAGCTTTATTAGCTTTGTTTATAAAATCTAATTGACCAATAACTACTTGACCAACATCTCTCATCCAAGAAGACGCTAAACCTTTAAAGTTTTTAAGATTAGGTTCTTCTCCAATAGCATCGCTAAAATATTTTGTCCATTTTCTATTAGCAATTACAGAAGTGTCATCTCCAAGTTGAATTTTTTTAGAAACATTTTTAACATAAGATTCTACGGGAAATACTTTTATATCTTTATCTAAATCTTTTATAAAATTTAAAGATACTACATCAACTTTTTCTTGTAATGATTTTGGATTTTTATTGTAAAATTTATCAAATTTTCTCTGCAACTCTACATCAGCTATAGATGAATCAGGTTGCTGCATTTCATTAAATGCTTGATTATTAAATTTTGTTTTAGTAGGATTAAATATATCGTAATCAAGCAAAGAATTAGAATAAACATTGTTAGAATTTTTAATTCTATTTGTTTCTTCTACTACTGCTGAAGAAATGTCATTTTCTTTTCTTTTAATTGTTTCATTTAATCCATCTTTTGTTATAACAGAAGAAAAAGTTTTAAAATATCTGTTTTTAATCTTATGTTGTCTGTCTTCTATTAATTGATTTGGCTCAAATCCTAATGCATATATACTTGCAAAACGCTCTAAATCGCCATTTGTTTTTTGATATAAATCTTTTACTCTTTTTTCTAAAGCATTTCTTCCAGATTTAGCGTTTGGAAAAATAGCAGTATACAGTTCTCTACCTTCTGGGTTATCTATAGAAGGAAACTTTGGACCTTTTTTAGCTCCATATTCATTCATCCAAGAAGAATAAGCCATAGCTCCAGGATTAAATGTTCTTTGAGGTAAACTTCCTTGGACATTGTAACCTTCTAAATTTTCAATTTGATTAGATAGATTAAAAACAATTTCTTCTATATTTTCAACTGGAACTTTTTCTTTTGACTGAACAAACTTTGTAACATTTATCTTAGTAGAATTATTTCTTTTATCCATTATAGATAATGTTTCATCTTCGTTTTTAACAAATTTTGTTACATTTATTTTAAGTTGATTTTCGTTCATTTATTTTCTAATAAACTTTTATTTAAAGGAAAAGAACCTTTGTTTTGAGACCAAGCTCTAAGAGATTTTCTTAATTCAGGACTAACTTCATTTTTTTTTAAATATTGTTGATAAAATCTAGTTTTTTGAAGTTTACTCATTTTTTTAGTTTTATTTTTATCTAATCCTGTATTGTTATTTGACTCTGTATTGTTATTTGATGATGTTGGCTTTTTAACTCTATATGTTTTTCCATCTTCTGTTCTAAATACTTTATATCCATCATCTACTAAACTTTCAAATGAATCAACAAGTTTTATTTTATAAAAATTTCTAAAATTAGCATCTTTTTTAGCAATTTCGTATACTAAATCTTGAACTGCTTTTTGATATTTTTCAGTATTTTCTCCTACTAGTTGTGTTTCAGTAGTGTCTCCAAATTTTTCTTCTTTATAAAAATCTTTAAATAAAGTATTCATTTTATTTTGTAAATCATATTTTTCAATAAGACCAGATTCGCTTATTATTTCTTCTACAGTTGAATTTTTTATATAAAAATTACCTTCGTCATACTTTCCAGATGTGTTATCATTAAATCTAAATGGAATATCTTCAGCTTTTGAAACTCTTAATTGATTTTTTGGAACATTTTTAATTCTAACATCTCTAAAATTAAACCCTGTTACAGGAGCAGTTGGAAATGCTGTACTTTTAGCTTGCTTTTCTAATGCTTGAATATCGGTATCTAATTTTTTTAAATCAGCTTTTCTACGTTCTTTTTTAATATCTCTATCAATTCTTTCTAAATTAGCACTTCTAGCTCTGTCTCTTGCTTTTTGCTCATTGTAGCTTTTAACAGAACCAGGAATATTGTATATATCCATTTCTTGCTTTATACTTTGATATTCTTCTAGCTCATCGGCAGCTTTCATTTCTTTTAAAATTTCAGAAGCTGTAAGTTTTTCTTTTTCTTCAGGCTTAACAAATGTTACTGAACCTAATACATTTTTTCTTTTATTAGTTTCTAATTGAAGATTATCTGCTGCATTTCTAATTATTTTATTTCTATACTCTTTTAAAGCTTCTGCTGGTGTTTTTGCCATTATACATCTAATCCCATTTGCTGTGTTTTTAAACTAAATATTTCATTAGCAACAGAAGACTTTTGGTCTTCTTTTCTTGTTAATATATTTAACAAGTTTCTTTCACGATTTAAAGAACCTGCATCTTCTCTTATTCTTAAATTACTTTCTAAAAAAGATTTATCAGTTTCAAATTTATTTTGAAGGTCTCCACTAAAAACTAAATCACTTTGTTTAATTGTTTCTGAAAGATTACTACTTAAATCTTCTGATTGTCTTAAAAAATCTAAAAAATTTCTATCACTTCTTACTGAAGATTCATCCATTTCTAAATCTATTAAACCTTCTGTAAATTCATCTATACTAGGCAATGTTCCTTCTAAATTAGAAACTTGTTTATCTATACTTCTTGAAAGTTCTCTATTTCTACCTTTTGCTTCTTGTCTAAGTTTATTTGAATAAAATAAACCACCTACTGTGCTAGCTATTTTTAATGCTGTAATTGGGTCCATAATTAATTATCTCCTCGAAGTATTGACAATAAACTTGACATTGGATTTTTTGTTTCTTCTTTTTCATAATCAATACCTTCTATAGTTGGTATATTTTTTTCTTCATCAGTTAATTTTCTACCTAAAAGTTCTTCCGTAACATCAAAAGTTTTTTTAATATATTTTTTTGCCTCTCCAAGTTGTTTTTTAGTTTCAAAACCAGAAAAAGATTTTAATTTTATTTCACCATTATCAAGATACACATTTTCACCATATTCATCTACAAGAGCAGAACCTTTTCTAGCTGCTTCTACAGCTTCAGGGCTTCTTACAAGAAAATCAGCAATACCATATTCTTCACCAACTTTTCTAGCAAAACGTTGTTCGTCTTTTAATTGTTTAGAGAAATCAGCAACGCTCGTAACAACATCCGTTGCAGTTGTAAAATCATCTAATTTAGATTCAGCTTCTCGTGCTTGTAAATCAGATTCAAGTTTTATTCTTTGCAATATATTTCTGCTACTTACTTCAGGTTTTGTGCCTTTATAAGTTTGTGCTAATTTTTGTATTCTTGATGACATAATTATATTGTACCTCCATTTATACCTTGCAACTCAAGGTCTGACACTCTTGTTAAAGCTCTTTTATATAAAACTCCATTTATTTTAATATATTCTACAACACCTTCTGTGCCTAAATTTCTTATTACAGGTACATTTTCTTTAAATTCATTTATAACTACAGATGAACCAATAGAAACTTCAGAATCAGAGGTTTCTATTTTATTTCTAGGTTGCGTACTATGTAAAGATACTCTTTCTTGCCTTGTCATTGCCATAATTATTTTATTGATTTACCCCTGTAAATTATAGAAATATCATTAATTTCAAAAGCACTACTTACGGTACCAGATGATGACAGTACAATTTGAAATGATTTAACATTATTTGCTTGTGCTGCTGTTGCTGGTTTAAATTCTGTAATAGCTGTTGTGCTTTGATTTGTAGAAATAGTTGTATTAAAATTATAATTAGTTGTTCCGTTATTAGTTCTAAAATGTATAGCTGGTACACTTGCACCACTTTTATAACTCATAATAACTTTATAAATTTTTTTTCTTCTTGACGGGTCTCCAAAATCTATATCTTTAGTCATTACTTCATAAGTAGAAGCATTAGCTGAAGAATCGCTCCATTTATATAATCTTGAACTATCATTATCATCATGGTCATATAGTATTTGTAAATTTCCATCCCAATCTACTACAAAGTTACTTTTAGGTAAATCTGTTGTTGGAATTTTATTTTTTCCAAATGTCCAACTGCTTGTTATCATATCATACATATAAACATCATGGTCATTACCACTAGCACCACTTTTTGTTATAATTAATTGTTTTTTTGATGGCACATAACCAATAATACTATCTGTATCTATAAAACTTGACCATGTTGTTTGTGATATTTTACGAAATCCTTTTTTATCAAGTAAATCATCTACCCTTTCACCATTATACAAATAACAACCATGCTCATTAACCCAAGCAACACCTTTATCTGTTTTAGTAACAGCGTAAGGGTTACTGCATCCTTTATTTGGATATCTATTTTCTAAGAATTCAAATTCTCTTGATACGTTTATAACGTACATTGCTCGTTTTTTGAATTGCAATATTCTATCAGCATATTCTTCTATGTGTACTATTTCATCAGCATCGCTTACAACTGCATCTACAGCTCTAGTTTCTTGAAAAATATCTAATTGATTAACTGGACTTTTAATCATTCTATCGCCATTAACAATTCCACCTATTATTGTATTGCCTACATAAGCTTGTCTGTTTGCTATAACAACAGACTTAAAAGAAGCTGTTGTAGAGTCACCTACATTTCTTCCTGTATTACTTTTATATGTAGCTATTGTAGAAGGTGAAGTTGTCCATTGGTCTGTTGCATTATCTCTAAAGTAATAGTAATAATATTCACCACTAGAACCTAAACGTTGTCCTAAATGATTTATACTAAAACCTGATTTAATAGCTCCTCCGTCTAAATAAGAAGCGCCACCTAATTTAACTTGACCTTGATACCACCATGAATCCCCCTTGTCAACTTGTTGTAGATATACTCGCACATGCGTTACTCTCATTGGTATTTTACCACCAGCAGTATAACTTGTTGAACGAATTAATAAAGCTAAATGATATCTATCATCTGTATCTGGCGTTACTGTTTGACTAAATATTGTTAAGTCTGATTCTTGACCATCATCATAAACAAAAGAAATTCCACATTTATAACTTCCTGCCCATAAACCACTTGAACCACTTCCTTCTTTTGTAAGGTCAATAGCAATTTCACCATCAGCATCAGCAAAATCTCCTGTAGCATTTATAGTTCCATCAAGGGTAAATTTTTCTGCAACAGCAGCAGCAGGAGCTGCAATTTCAGCGTCATCAAAATACCAACCATTTCCACCAGTTAATCCATTAGCCCATCTTGTTCGTGCAGGGATATATCCAAAATATTTTGCTGTATTTCCAGTATGTGTATGATTACCATCAAATATTCTTAAAATATTATTATCTGAATAGTAAACAGGTTTCACGCTACTTGTATTTGTACCTAAATCTATAATTTTAGTATTAGCAGATTGAAACCAACCAACAGTACCACTTGTGCTTGTATCATAAAAATTAAATAAATTACCATTTGAAGTAACCCATATTTTTGTTTCAGTAGCTGTAGGTCTTACTGTATCTCCTCCAACAGTTGCAGTACCACTTCCTGTAGTAAAATTTATTGTTTCTGATTGAAATGTTCCAAGTTGATTTGCTACATATAATGTATTGCTATAATTTTTAAGCAATGTTGCAGTAGCTCCACTTGTTGCTCCTGTAATTGTATCTCCTACAGTATTAACTGTACCTGAAATACTTCCTGTTAATGCTATAGTAGATAAAAAACTATAATCTGAAGTAAAAGCAAATAATCCATATCCATTTGTAATTGAGCTAGCATGGTCTGCAACAGCAGGCGAGTTTACAACTATACTACCCATGTTTCTAAGCCTTCCATACTTATCTACCATAACATTTGTAGCAGATGCTAATTCATTTTCAAATATATCTCTTTTGTCAGCATCATCATTTAAACCACCATCAAATCTTTGTATTATATATGTTTTTTTAGGCATTAGATAGCTACCATAAATTCTATTGAAGTTGTACCAGTTGATGATTTTGCATAGATAGAATTTACATTAATTCCACTTGCCTTAAAATATAAAGCGCTACCAACAGATATCTTAAATAAATAATTAGAACCACCATCATTACTTAATAATATTGGGTTAGAACCAATATTTTTAAAATAACCAAATACTAAAGCAGTACTAGAGGAATTTAATTGTTCCCCAGAAGTAGTTAAATCCTCACCTATTTCATCCCAATTTTTATTATCCATTAAATTCCATGTTTCATGTGTATCATCCCAATGCTTTGCTTCAACGCTAAACCATTTATCATTTACTTGGTTTGCTGTAACATCTATAAAGCTATTGCATCCGTATGATTTTTTAATATCAGAATCAATAACATTTTCAGTTGTAGAGCTATAACTTTTTGTAAACTCTTCAAACACAATACTGGTTGGTGTAATTGAGTTTAAGTTGTATGGAATAACTTGCGTATTATATTGTATTTTTCTTGCTACTGCGCTCATTGTGCTACTATATATTCTACGTTACTTGTACCAGAAGTTGTTTTTACTTTTATATTAGCTGAAGAAACTGAATTTACTTCAGAAGAAAAAACATCATTTTTAGAAATCTTTGTTGTGTAATTACTACCATCTAACGCTAAAAACACATCGTTATTTGTTTTGTTTTTTATCATAATGTATATAACCGTAACGCCACCTGAATTTAAAACAGCTCCTGTACTTGTAACTTCTTTATCTGAAGAATAAAAACTAGAATGTTGACTGTTGTTTATATCAACACTATTTTTACCAGATAAACGTTTACCAATATCACTATCATTATAATGACGAGCTTGTGCATTAACATACTCTGTAGGATGCACCATAACTTTTGTAATTATTTTTTTATCAGACATTAATTAGCAATTAAGACTTGTAATGCTTCTTTGTATTTTGTGTCAAATCTAGCATACTGGTCTTGATACCAACTATATTCTTTTGTGTACCTATCTACTTGAGCAGTATACTTTTGAATATCAGCACTATATTCGCCTATAGAAGCTTGAGCTTGCGATGAATATCTTTGAACATCAGCTTGAAATTTATCAACTTCTTGTGCATAATCTTGAATAGATGCTTCAAGCGTTCTAGCTGCATTTGAAACATTTACATTTGTACTTTCTCTCATTTTGCTTACAGCAGCACTTGTACTTTGATTCATTTTCGAAACAGCGGCTTGTACGTCATTAGCAGCATTAGCAATAGATGCTCTAGTAGCATCACCAGCAGTTGCTATGCTTGCTTGCGTAGAATTTCTAGCATCCTCAATCGTTGCTTGCATTGCACTTCTTGCAGAAGCTACCTCTGCATTAAAAGCATCAATATAAGTATTTATTTTAGCTATTTGTGCGCTTGCTAGCTCAGTATCTTCTTCACCTTCTATAAAATGTGCTAAAGTTGCAAACCATTGGTCTACTTCTATTGAGTTTCCATCATAATCATCTATAACATCTTCAGTATCTAAATGGTCAATATCAGTTAACTCATCTGCTGTTCCACCAACAGTAGGTTTTGTATAAGCAGAAGATGATGAACCTGTTGAGCCAGTACCAGATGCATTTGTTTGTGCTTCAGCAACAGCATCTTGTGCAGCAGATACTGCATCGCCTACACTAGCATTTGAATAACTAATAGTAGGATTACTTGGTGTACTTGGTACTGCAATATCACTCAAAACTAGTACAGGTTCTGAAGGCATAGAATCTTTAACTCTTGCCATTAAATACTGACATGCTTTAGCGCAAGAACCTAAAACAACTATATCTTCAATACTATCAGGAAAAGGGTCTACTGGACTATCTGTTATATTTGAAGCACTTGCAACTACAGTTGGAAATGTGACACTTTCAACTTTAAAAGCATTTGGACTAGCTGCTGGAGTAGGAAATACATGAATAGAGCTATTTTTAATTATATATACTGGAGATTCAACACTAGCAGCAAACATGCTTGAAGAGTCCTGTACTTTTCTAAAGTATGATGCAGGAAGTTCTCTGCATTCTACATATTGTCCATCTGTTCCACGCTCTCTTATAACGCTTACAATTCTATGGTTTGCAATATTTGTAGATGCATTTGTAATATCTCCAGATTCTTGTGTAAATGATTTAACTTTATTATCTGGTAATGCTCTTATAATTTCTGCTGCTGTATCTGTAAGTGCATCACCTAAAAAGGTGTCATCACCGACAGAGCCAACATAATCTTCTATTCTTACTTTAAATGTACTCATTATAAAATAAAATCCTGTAATGGTGGTGGAATAATATCTGGTTTTGCTTCTCTCGCATTTCTTGTTTCAATAAATTCTTTTTCTATTTTTTCTCCTACACCATAGTGACCACTACCAATTTGTAATTGACCATCTAACATTAAAAAATGTGCTAGCGAATAATGTATACACGCAGGTATAAGTTGTTCAGGTAAATCAACACCATCTGTTACTGCATTTTTAGGCATTGGGTTTGAATAATAATATACTTTTAATTCACTACCTGTATCTGGAGTTTTTGTTAATGTAAGTTTTATACCTTTTAATGTCCATGTTCCACCACTAGAATAAGCTGTTGAATAAGCAAGACCTTTTACTGGTATAGAAAATGTATTTGCACTTACTACTGTAATTTTATGAACCACATCATTAACTTCACTTTTTGCACCTGTTCCAGATAGTAGACCAACAACGCCAGATATTTTTACTTTATCTCCTGTTTCAAGTCCATGAGAACTACTTGTAACTACGATTGGATTAGCACTAGTAGCTGCTGTAATAGTACCTGTGCTAGCATCTTCTTCACTTATAAAATATCCAATATTTTGAATTGCAGCTTCATCAGTTCCTTCAGCGTATCTTTTTTCACTTACAAAAGGAATTATTGTGCTATCATTGTTACCAATCATGCTAACTTTATAAATTCTCATGCTAGCATCTTCGTTGCTTAGTGTATATGTATTTGTTGTTGTAGTTGAAAAAGATTGTGAGTTTCTTTTCCTTACAGCTCTTGCGCCAACTTCTTGAACTTTATTGTCAAAAAATTGTGCTAGCAAAGGCTCTGTTACTGGAAAACCTAATGCTGATTTAACTAAACCAGCTTCAACCATTTCATATGCTTCTTGATATCTCACTATGCTTTCCTTCTTCTAATTCCTTTAACATGCTTTTGTGACCTTGGTGGTGATTTAGTACTACCACCTTTTCCAGCCCAAAAAACTTTATTTGCCCAAAATGCAGCTGAAGATTTTCCTTTAGCAATATTTTTACCATGTCGAGCTTTAAAACTTTTTCTAGCTTCTGGGCTATAATTATGCCCCATACCTTGTGCGCCAAAACGAATTATTTTAACTTTACCATTTACCCTGACACCAACCACAGCTTTTTTAGTTTTGTGATTAGGTGTTCTTTTAGGGGTATTTAATTTAGTTAAACCTGCCCGTTTAAGTCTTGATTTTTCTGCTGGTGTCATATCTTATAATTACGGGGGGCATAAAGCCCCCCATAATCCTATTTAAACAAGCTTCATGATTGCATGAGTTTGTTCCTGACGAATCTCAGGACCTAGCTCAACTAACCATTCATCTGTTTGACCATCACTACCATCTTGCACGATGTCTCTGCGAAGCTGGAAATCAGATTCAGCTAAGACACGAGCGTCAAAGTTAGCAAAGTCAACTGCAACAGCGTAGTCTTCATAAGCACCTCTTAACATTGGGTGAGGAACAAAATTTAATGTTCCAACAGGACCCATGTAAGACATAACTCGTAAACCAGCTTTTTCTTCTTCGCCCATCATAGCATTCATATTGCTTGAAGAGTCAAGACGAACCATTGATGTCATTTTTAATAGCCATTTGTTAGATGCAAAAACAGTTTTTTCCATTGAACCATCCATGGTATCTTGGAAAATATGTTCTATAACAGCATCAAACTGTGCTTGCGTACCACTACCATTATCAAACTGTAATGAAGAATCAATATCTGCATTATTAGTTTGAACAACACCAGCACTTCCACCAACACCTAAACCTGCAAAGGTTCTTTGTGGATTGGCAGAGCTTGAATCTAGACTTTTAGCACCATTAAAAAGCATAGCGTATTCAACGTTAGCTTTTATTTGTGCTAGCTTTCTAGCTTGCAATCTTGCTAGTTCTGGACCACCATACTGCTCAGAAACTCTAGCAGTACGAGTGATTGTATAAGGTTCACGGAAAATTTGAGTGCAATTACTCAATCTACGAACCTTTTTACGAGTTTCAGAACCAACAGCTGCACCTTCAGCGTAAGTACCATTACCACCAGCAACTTTAAATTCGTTATCATCAACAAAAGCTGTTTCAGCTTGGAATAAGCCTTGTGATGCGTAATTTGCTGTAGTACCGTATTGACCAGCAGTTGCTACATATGTTAAAGTAAGAATACCTGAAGCATCAGCAGTAATTAAGTCACTACCATCAGCACATTGCTCAACTTGATAAACAGTTGAATCACTTGATTTGATGTGAAGACCAACAAACTGAACATGCTTATCAGTAGGTGATGATAAATTTACACCTTTACCAATAGCTACACATAAAAAATGTGTTACTGCTGTTTGTAAAGCTGCTGAACCACCTGCTACAGATGCTGCATAAATTGCTCCAACTTCAAACATTTCCATTTGAGCTTGTCTGCGAAATTTAACAACTGTGTGATGTCCGTTAATTCCACCAGTTGCTGTATCAGCAACATCGGTGCTAACTATAGGAGTTTTAACACTCCTCTTTATAAAGTACTCGTCTTCCATCCATTCGTAAATCGGCACGGGTGTTTGAACAGCCCCAGCACGACCTGAAATAGATAGCAAAGGTGTTACGGATTCATTGTAATAATAAATCTTTGGACCTAATTCGAGTACTTGTCTTTGTGTTCCGTCAGAAAACTGCGTTGCAGTTCCTGCTCCATAAGTAGACATTTGTCATACTCCTTTATTTTAAGGTTATTTGCTAAATTGCATAATTCCCTTCATAAAGCCATCTAATTCTTTGTCCTCAGGTTTTTTAGCAGGAGTAGACTTGCCTTCAATAGCAGCACCACTTTGCACTTTTTCCATTTCGAGAACCGAGGTTGAATTTTCTTTTTTCTTTTCTGAAGGTGAATTTGCGTTTTCTTTTTCTTCATTTAGAACCTTCCACACCTTAACCATATTAGAAGTAGTTACATTGTCAGGACTTTTCATAAAACCATAAAATGATTGTATTTCTTCTTCTGACATACCAAGTGATTTAAGTTCGTTAATTTCAGCTTGTCTAGCTTTTTTAACGTTATCTTCAGCACGAACTCCTTCGAAATGTTGCATAGCTTTTTTAGCGCCTTGGTCAATTAACCATTGGTCATACTCTTGTCTCCAGACTTGGGAAGAAGAGCCTTCGGCTGCTTCTTCTAATATATCATATTCTTCTGGTTTCTGAGGTGGACCACTAGCTTCTTGCTTTTCTGCTTCCTGTTGTAATTTTTCAACTACATTAGGATTCTTTTTTAGCCAGTCATCTATTATTTCTAGTTTTTCATACTTTGTACTTTTATCACGAAGTTCGACTTCTGCTTTATCTTTTGCGCTTTGAATATTCTTATACGCATCAGCAAGTTTCTTTTTACCTTCTTCACTATCTTCAAACTTGTTATCAATAAGCCAATTCTTAACTTCTTCTACAGCTTCTTCTTCTTTTTGAGTTATTTCTTCAGATTTTTCTTCTGAAAGCTCAACAGATTCTTCTGTGTTTGATTCTATTTCATTTTCCACTTTTACTTCTTCAGAGCTTTCTGGAGGTACATTAAAATCATTTAACATATCCATTAAGTTATCTTTATTAGTGTCTTGTGTACTTGTCGTATTTTCAGCCATTCGATGCTCCTTTTATTATTTGGTTATCCTAATCCCATTTGTTCGTCAAATGTATTAGGAGCCATATCTTCTGAGTTAACCGTGCTTCTAATGTCAGCTAAATCAATAGCTGTTTGGTCTGTCATTTCTTTTTGCTTTCTTTCCTCGTTTTTTGCTGTCGCCCTCAAGTTACTTACTGCTTGTTGTACAGGTTTCGTAGCTTCAGAAACTTCTGCTCTCATCTTAGAATGGAACAGCTCTCTATCTCTTGTTTGCAAGTCACCAGAAAGTGCTTGTATCTGTTGAGATAGTTGTTGATTCTGCGCTCTTAATTGTTCTATTTCACTCATTCTAGCCATTAATGATACTTTGTCTACATCTCCTTGTAAACCCATAATAACTTGTGTTTTATCGTATATTCCTGCTTGCAATAACTGTATATCCCTAGACAAGTCAGCAGTTGGACTTTTAGAACGAGTACTACCAATTACTACACGAATATCTACTTCAGCAGTTGTCACATCGTACATTCTTTCAATAGCTAATGTATAATCGTTTATAACTGGTACATTAATTTTTAATTCTTTTTCTATTCCTACTGGATTCATAACTCGTAGGACTCTTTCTTTATCATACACATAAGGTACATATTTTGATACAATTTTGCCTACATGTGTTAACATATCATACACAGGAAGTATTTTCCAATTTTGTTTTCTTGAGGAAGCTTCATCCATAATTCTTGCTTCACCAAATGTACCTACTGCACCAGAAGGATTTCCTTGTTGGAATTTGTAAGCACCAAATACAGTTTCTATATCTGTTTCATAACGTTGCTTTTCTACATAAAGTTGGGAACTTATTGCAGGTGGAGATAGTTCTTTTATTTTACCTTCACGAAGTGCAGATGGATTTGCTCTAATTATTGCATTAGGTACAAACCATTTTTCTAATTCTTCTGGGTCAATAGCACCATCTTCATATATTAACTTAAAGCTAGCTGTGCTAGTAGCGTGAGATATAAGCAATGCCTCCGTTCTATTCAACATTCTTTGTGGGGTCTTTGCATGCCTTACGTCACCAGCTGGATATGGATTTCCATTATGCTCATTACAAGCAGGCACTATAGGATAATCTTCCAATGGTAAAACTATGTCATATATAAGTGCATCTCCAATAACAAAAGTTTCTCTTACCTTTGTTATATAGATTTTTTCTTCTTCTACTTGATTTTCAGAAATATATGCTTTATAGCGCTCAGAATTTTTAAATTCATCAAATTCTTTTTTATTAAAACTTTTTTGTCTACTTGTTAACTTATCTGTTAAAAGTATTTGTTCTTCGTTAACCTTTGACCATCTAATGTATCTTCTTACTCTTGGTTGTCCATCATCATTAACATCTGTTCTACGAATAATATCATCTCGATTATATTTAGCAGTAGCGTATTCATCATCTCTATAGTCTTCATTTGCATTTTCAATTTCTTTAGCATGTTCTGGAAACATAACTTTCATTGCGTCTTTTGTACTAACATCTGAAAGCATAATAGATGCTGCATCTCTAAAGAAAGGGTCAGTTGAGTTAGGGTCAACATATATATTTTCTGGTGCAACTCTTTTTACTTTAATTCCACCTCTACCTTGTTCTGCTTGCCAGTCGGGATATACATACATATAACCCATACCTTTAACAGTATAATCTTTTACAATACTTCTAAAATGCCTATCACCATCAGAATCGTACCATATTTTATCTAGCAACTTATCGTAAATAAATGCTACTTCTGAGTCGGTTTTTCCTATTGGTCTTACATCCCATTCAGGACTTGAACCTGCAACATTTGATAATACTTGCTCTACAGCAGGTCGAATCTTGTTATTTGCTTCAGGAGGTTGACCAACTCCTATTAAATAATCTTTTTGAGATTGAGTAAGTTGTATACCTAAATAAAATTCTTCATCCTCTGCCATTTGAAACTTATGTTCTTGAGCAGAAGATTGATACAGTATATACTCGTTATTGATGTCAGACGCAGAAATTTCGTCAAGTTTGATATTTTTTAAACTTATCATACTACCACATATTAATTAATAATTAGAATATTATGCAAATATAGTTTTTCCAGTTTGCCAATCAATTCCACGAAACGTAGAACGACCTTTATATTGAACTCCATCTTCGTCATAACCATGCCTAGGTGCATAAATATCATCAATAGCCCATCGTAAAGCATCTAATGTATCTTTTTTAAAGCTACCATGCTCTTTAAAGTTAAGTAACTCTTGCTCTAATTCCCAATGGGTATCTTTTATTTGCATTGCATTGCTAGCAAAGTAGGGTTGAAGTTGTTTTATTCTATAATATTTGCTTTTAATTGCTTGTTTAGGGTTTATATTGTAAAATTTTCCTGTTCTTTTAGATTCACGCATCATGTAATCAGATAACATGACATGACCAGTCTCTTCAATATTAATTAACTTTGGTTTATAATGTTCCATCATTTCAAATAGTTTATCAGCTAAATCCATTGGCGCCATTTGACCTCTATGGTAATCAATAACATAAACATTATTTTCAGCATCTACAGCAATTACCATAATAACAGAAAAATCAGCTTTTACATTTTCACTTGAAGCAGGGTCAACACCCATAAATACATTTACTGGTATATCCCATATTTCATCTTCAACTTGTTGGACAATAACAGAAAAATTATTATCATTTTTAAAATGACCATCCCAATAATTAATGTTTTCTTTTTTAAATACACGAAAACTATCATCCATTGGTATATTTTGATACTCTTGATAAAAATAAGCTACATCACCTTCGGACACAAGTCTATCTCTTTCAGCTATAAGCCAATCATAGGGTCTATATGATTCCCATAAAACCTTAGGTTTACCTTTTTTATCTAAAACTTCTTTACCACTTGCAGAAAAGTGTCCAGGTTCATTTTCTTGTAGTATTGCTTGATAGAATAAACTATCCCAACCCTTAATCTTGCGCTTACCATTTCTATCGTAGGCAAGTGGACCAGCTATACGATTTAGGTACGACTCTTCATCTACTATTGTTCCAATAAATATTAATTTAGAATCACCTGAACCTGCAATAACAGCACCATTTAACCACGAACGAAATTGGTCACGCAATGTTTGAGTCGCTGTATTGCGCTCACCTTCACCATCGTCTATAACAGTTAAGGTTGGTCGATATGCTCCATACTTTAATCCACGCACTTTTTGCCCTGTACCACGAATAAGTACTTTACAAAAACTATTTGGTACGCCATTTTCATCAAAGTCTGCAATAAATTCTTTTTCTTCCTTACCCCAATTACGACCTTTCCTGTCGCCAAAGAAATAACGCAACTTTTCGTTAAATTCTACTTCATTGCCAATAGTTTCTAAATAAAACTTAGATTGTTTTTCTGATTCTGAGATAAGCAAGATAAATTTTTCTTCACCAAATAAAATACGATGCAAGGGATAAATTAAATTTATTAAAGTAGACTTAGCATGACCACGAGGCGCAACTACAGCAAGCTTAGAGCCTACATCTAAGTTTAGCAGCTTGGATACAATGTCTTTATGAAAATCTGGAGACTTAGTACGAATATGGTAATGCATAGGTTGTTCAGGGTCACCAAGAATAAATTTAGCAAAAAAGAATATATCTAAATACATTCTTCGCATTAACTCTTCCCGTTCTTGATTCGTGTAGGAAAGTTCCACTATTTACGTTTTCTACTAAGTTTTCTTATTTTTTGTTGCATTAAGTTATGTTTTTTTAGTTTTTGTATAGTTTCTTTTTTACGTTTTTTGTTTAATGTGCTTTTTAATCTAGTTCTACCATCTGTAGAACGCATTTCATTAGTTGACAAGTATTTAGGCATCAGCTTTTCCCATTATATAGTTTTCATAAACATCTACTTTTTCTGACAACACATCTACCTCTTTTATCATATCCAGTATCAATGCTGATACTTTTGGTTCAACAAACATTTCTGCTCCATCTACCACTATTATACCAGAATAGGATGTATCAATCTCTATCGTGCTTGTTTCTTTCGGTACTTTCCGTTTGAATAACACCTTCAATTCCTTTTTCTTTTACAACGTGCATTAGTCTACCAATATCTTTATCGGAAAGTTTTTGTCTAGCTTCAGCTAATAGTTTCTTATCTCCATCTGATATCATAATAATATTTTGTGTCTTTTCTTCTTTTTCTCTTTTCGTATGCCCAAGCAAATCAGATATTCTATTGAGTGCATTTAATTTTGCATTTGGTGGTGCATCGTTAACAAACTCACGATATTGACTAGCTACCCAATCATCATCCATACCATGTTCAACTAGCTTTTCACGCATATTCATGCTAATCCTATCAATGATATGTTTTTTTCGTAAAATTCTAACACCTCTTCTAAGCGCTTGTTTGGGATTGTTGTCGCTGAAAGCGTGTGTGTAAGCATCAACGATTGAGGCTGTGTCGAACTTGTTGTTCTTGTCCACTTGACCATATTCGGAGATATAGTCTGCGAACTGTTTTTGGAGTACAGTTGCTGGGACATTTCGAACATACTGCTTATAGACGAGGTCGTCTCCTGTCCAGCACTTTTGTTCTTTGGCATAGATTTTTTTATAATATGTTGGGGTTTCTCCAAAACCTGTACGAATAAAAGTAATCGGTTTACGCTTCCCTTTAAGCTTGTTGATACGCCTTCCAATAACTCTAACAAGTATATTATCGTGAGTGCATATCCAATCGCCAATCTCTGCGTTACGCCAGTTTTCGATTGCTTTAATTCCAACAGAGTCTGCTTCATTGATTTCATATATTTCAAACTCCTTACCTTTGCAGGTTGCTTTCAATTTAAAAAGGTGCTTTGTCTTCTTTTTCTTCTACCTTGTAGCTAACATAGTCTAAACCAGACTTAGCTGTTTTCTTCCAACCTGCTACGCTATATTCTACGCCTTTTATTTTTAACGTACCAGTATAATCTGGCTGCGTTTCTTTACTCTTACCTTGGTTAGCAAAAATGCTACCAGTCATATCCTTTTGTTCGTAAGCCATAATGTTTCCTTTCTTATGTGTTTAGGTGATTAAACCTAAGGTTTATAAACTATATAAGTAAACCTTTTTTTTATTATTATAAACCTATACTATCTCTTATAAACCTAAGATTTACTACAGGCAGAGCTATAGAAAGCTATTAGCTTTTGTATGGCTACCCTAATAGGGACCCTAATGCACACCCTATCCCTTTTGTAAAAATAGTGCAAAATTTTTATGGTGGGTACTATACTAGGAGCGGCACCCCATTATTTTCGGTTTCACGTATGAGATTCTCGTTGACCTGACTTTTTTCCCCTCGGTAAAACGCTCTATTCGCTTTCGCTCCCATTCCTTATTTTTTTTTAATGCTAGCAAACCACTCTTTATATCCTTAATATATAGCATAGCAAAACGCTATGAAAAAACCAATAAACAACAGGAGGCAAAATGCCTACAGTAAACAATAATATAACAATAGAAGACAACAACACCACTATATCAATTAAAAATGCTAGCACCGAATCACTTGCAATAATAGAAGACTTCGAGGCTGACTTTGGCTTTAGTCTTGATGAGTTACCGAATCTTGACCTTGGCTTGGCTGAGTACTGTAACCAATTACCGAAGGATGAGGAAGCTGTGCTAGCTTTATATCTTACTGAACTATGCGATGAGCAACCCCATTGGGATTGTGAGACCGATGCATATGATAGGTTCATGTAGATAGATAGTCTAACTATCCTCAAAGAAAACCCTGCGATTAAGTTCGTGGGGTTTTTTTTTGCTCAAAATGTACGTTTATAGCCTTTTTTTATTCTAGGTAAAGGCAATATACCCTCCGAGCTAGAAAACCCCATAAAACCCCCAAAACAAGCGTTAAAACAATACACAAATAACCAAGCCTGAACCCATAACCCCAAAAACTATAATAAAACCTCAAAACGTACCCAAATTAAGCCGAACTAGAACGCATAAGATAAAAGCCTTGTCTTTAGTTTTGGCTATGGTTTTGGCTATGGTTTTGGTATCGGTTTTGTTTCTAACCTATTTTATTTCTTTTATTACCTTTTAATTGTTTTATTTGTAGGATATATCATTATACCACATTTTTAAGGTTTATATTAAGTAGGAACGTAGTGACTACTTAATTAAACCATATAAAAATGAGGAAATATGATAACCTACGAAAACAAAACGATAAAAGATGAACTTGGAGAGCCGACCACCTTTACCTCGGTGAAGTTGACAGGTGAAGAGGCTTTCGCTTTATCCCCTCACAATAAATTTAAAAGCAAGAAGAAGGCTAACAGTTTCGTTTCTAGCGTCAATAGAAGAATGAAGCAGAGAGGAAAGCTTTACTATATAGGTTCAGCTATGATTGAAAAAGCTAGCAGAGAGAACGAAGCTAATTTAAGCGACAAACTAAAAGAGAAATTTAATGTCAAGATTTAAAAATCAAAATAAAATCATCAAAGAAAAAGAGCGAAAAGAATCTGAGGAAGTTTTTAATAGCTTATCGGATATTATAGCTAAAAGAAATTTTGATATGAAAATGCAAGATTTAGGTGACTTAGAAAAAAGAATTGTACTTGATGATATGAGAAAGTTTTTAAATGCAATAGAATGGAATGATTAAACATGACTTGGTTAAGAAATAGATTTATAAGAGTTTACAAATTAACGCATGGATATTTGGGAGTTATAAACATCGGCAATAAAGAGTATCAATTCGGACTTAAGATAACAAAACCAAGATACTTCAAAATTAAAACTATTAATAAGGAAAATAAATAATGAGAAAAAACACTCAGCATACAATCAGCATAATGATTGACATGGTATTATTTGTAGCATTGTTTATGCTAGCAAGTAGTCTAATCGGTTTATCAATATATTTGGTAAGCATATTAATTAATTTATTTTAAGGAAACAGTTTAAATGAGTAAAACAGAAATTAAAAGACTTGAAGAATCTATAGATAAACTTGGTGAAATTGAAGGAGCATTAGCTCATGGTTCAGATTGTGATTTTACGGATATAATGAAAATTAGATTTACATTAAAATATATTTTAAGGAGACAATCTTATGACTTTAATAAAAAATAAATATAAGTGCGCTATTTGTAAAGATGTAATACCTCGAACTATTATCGGTGAATTTACATGGGATGATGGTCATAACGCTGAACCTGTTAAAAAAGGCAGGTGCTGTAATCATTGCAACGACACAGTAGTTATACCGACAAGAATAAAATTATTAGTTAAATCACAATGAGTAACAGTTTAAAGAATTATTTTAATAATAAAAAATCTAAATTAAAAAAGAAAAGCCACAGAGTAAATTTCCCTAAAAAGGGAAGGGATTGGCAAAAAGAAAAAGAAAATAAGGAGAATAAATAATGAAGGCATTTATAGAGCATATGAGAAGTAATAATGGAAACGTTGTTAAGAATCAATTTATAAATTATTTAAATAATAAAAAAGTATTTCAAAGTTACGATACAATAATTGCTACTGTTGATGATGATGGAACTGTAACGTTAGACAGTAAATCTTGGAACTATTCAAGAACAACAAGTAAATATAGAAATATGTTCTTAAATGAAACCACGAAAAGCACCGAAGAGAAAATTAAGGATGGTACGTTCAAGCTAGCAAATTTAAATACAACACTATGGTAGGATTATGTTTAGCATACTTGAATAAATGAAAGTATGATAAATATAACCACAATTCAAAAACCAATAACCAAGGAGAAATTATATGAATCCCCATACTTATACACAAGATGAAGTATACGATTTTACGACTAGAGAGCTAAAGCTCAAGTGTATTGAGAAATGTAAAGCCAAAGGTATTAAATCCTCATGGGTACAAAGTTGTTCCAATGGGCAGAGAATGGACTATTTAATTAGTGGTGTAACCCCTGATGAATCGAAAACAACACCTCCTGAAAATCCTCCTGCTGCGCACCCTGCTAGCACAAGCCCGAACAAGACACCAAGTGCTATTCAAAATGGTAGTATCGAAGATATGATTGTAAAGCATCTTGAAAACAAGTTAGAAAGCAAAGTGCAGACTAGCATGAAAATTATGCAAGACCAAGTAGCGACTGAACTTGAACAGGCACAAGATAGCTTGCGACCTCAGAGCATAGAAATCAAGGGCAAGCCAACAATTCATTTGGAAGACGATAAAATAAGACACCCTGCGTTTGAGGATGTGTTCGAAGCGTTATTCTATAAAAAGAATGTATGCTTGGTCGGTCATGCAGGAACAGGTAAAAGCACACTTGTAAAACAGGTCTGGGATGTTCTTGCTAATACAGAAGACTTACAAGCTAGCACAACTTTCCAGTATATTGGATGTTCAGCAGGGTTAAGTGAGGCACAATTACTCGGTAAGATGGATGCGCATGGTAAATATCATACAGGACTTGTTGTGGATAAGTTTGAAAATGGTGGACTAAATTTATGGGATGAAGCAGACGCTATGGATGGTAATGCAGGACTAATTAGAAATGCTATGTTAGATGGACAAGGATATATAGCTGTACCGAATAGAACAGAAAATCCAATAGCTTGGAAACATGATAAATATTATGATGCTAGCTGTATGAATACCTTTGGTGACGGACAAGACTTTACATATAGTGGCAGAGGACAACAGGATTCAGCTACTTTAGACAGACTAGGAGACACTACCATATTCGTTGATTATGATAAAGGATTAGAGTTAGCGCTTATCGGTGAAGAGGATAAAAAGTGGGCAGATATGTTATGGGAGCTTAGAGAAAATGCACAAAAAGAACATCTTCATGAACGTATTATAAGCACAAGAAGGTTTGCAGATGCTCAAATATGGGCAAAGGCAGGCAAGTCAAGAAAATGGTACTTAGACAGGATAACAGTCGCTTGGACTGAAGAAGAAAAAGACAAAGTTGCTCTTAATTCACTTAAACAAGTATATAGAGGTTAATATGGACAGAAAATACGAAACATTACAATTTGAATCACTCAAACACATGCAAGCTGAAATAAAGCGTAATGGATGGGAGCATAGCAAAACTGAGCAAAGATTCAATCATGAATGGACATACGGAAGTCATTTCGATAATTATGATACTCACATGCTAGCACTTAACCAAGGGCGTACTTCACCAAGTCTTATACGACACTATAAGAAAATTAGAAATATGCTAGAACGTAAATTAAAAGTATCAAAATATGCAGGTAAAGGCTTGTCATGTAAACGTAAACGTAGATATACAGATGATGGGGATGAAATAGATATTGACAGATTTCTAGCAAATTCTGACACACCTTGGGTAGTAACTAAGCGTAAAAGCAAGTCGAGAAACATAAAAATAGCAATTAATTTTGGATTATCTTGTGGCAATAATGAGCAGAGCTTTGCTAAGATTGTAAGTGCAGGAGCGTTCTTAAGTGATTTGCTTACTAAAATGGGTTACTCTGTAGAGGTATGGGGAGTCGATGCAAGTGGTTACAGAGGAAGCTTGGACTTAGATGAAGTATGTACAGCGATAAAAATAAAAGATAGTGGGCAGAAATTAGATATACAGCGTGTACTTAGCATAGGATTGACAGGATTATTTAGAAATTTAGTATTTGGAATTCTTGAAAAAAGATGGAAATCAGATTCTTCGCTTGGAACGCAAGTACAGATGTGTAATGAAATACGGAAAGAGCTTGGTTTTAACTATGTTATAGAACAAGAAATTGTAACCGATGAAAAGAAAACTTTAGATTACTTCGAAAAAGCAATATCAGACCTAGTAGAGAAAAGGGATGGTAAAACATGGGATTGGTTATAATATAATTACATTTTGATATGAAATGAAAAATGAATTATATTAAAACACAATACCCAAAAGTAGATTAGGAGCTACCATGACAGATAAAAAAAGAGAAACGATGCTAGAAATGGCTTATGATTATGCAAATGATATGACTTGTTTTAGTAATATAGTAGGTGCAATAATTGAAACATCAACTGAAGAAAAAAAGCATAAAATTAAATTGTTGTCGATATTTTGGCATATATTTTCAGATAATGCTACAATGGGAAAAAGAGCAAAAGAAGGAGAAATACAAGCACAAATAGGTTTTCAGAAACTTACAGATAACATGGCTAGGCAGATAGGTATTATTGACGAATCTGAAAGCATTATTTTTAAAATAGTAAAAGAAAAAGGTAATGCGATAACTACTTCAGCTCAAATAATTCCTAAATTTGATGATGATTCAAACATTCCTACAAAAAACGAGATTGAAATGATGATGAAAACACATAAAAATAAAGGAGCAGAAGCGTAATGACTGAAAATGTAATTAATAAAATTACTGAAATATTTGATTCACAATCAAAATTATTAAAACAACTAACAGAGCAAGCTGTTACTAATACTAAAGATATTAAAAAAATAAAGGAGAGACTAAATGAACTTGACAGCAACAAAAGAAAATGAACCTTTTATTATAAAAGGAGTAACGGCGCAAGAAATGGAAAATGAAGGTTATTTTATAAATGTAACAAATTATGCGAAGCAATTTGGTATTCAACCAATAGTAAGAATAACCCAAGGAGTTGATAGTTTGCTAGCAAAAATTAGCGATGACCATAATTATTGGGATAGTTATCATGATGCGCTAGATTCACTAATATCTCTATTTAGAGAAAAAGTAATCGAGTTAAGTGATAACAAACTTAAATACTTTGAATCATGTGGGGATATGATTACGCTTAAATTTCACGAACATAAGATATGGATAGCAAAAGATTATACAAGTGGAGATGCTGTACATATCTTTTTACCAAACGAGTATTAAACTAAAGGAAAAAAACAATGAAAGTATCACAGGTTATAAGAATTTTAACTGATAATTATGAATTGGATGATAATATTATTATAGATTGGATTGGGCATGAAATGTACGATGAAGAAACAGACGAAAATTTATGGAATAAAGTTGTTACATCCATTGAAATGAATAGCAAATTAGACTACGCTTACGAACAAATGCATGATATTATAAATGAAGTAATATTAGAAGAAAAAGGAGAAATCTAATGACTAATACAATAAAACCCCTTACACAAATACAAAAAAAGTATCTTAAAGAACGTGTTGATGATATAGTTAATTCTTTTAACAGGCAGATGGAAAGAGCATGTAGAGATATAACACCGACTGACATAGAGGGTAATAAAACGCTTTTTAAAGCTTTAACAGCAGGCGACCTTGATTGGATGCATGATACAAATATTGCTAGCATGGTAAAAACAAAGGTCAATCAAGGAGATTTTAGCACATACTACTCTAATGGAGTAGGTACTTTAGAGCTACAGTTGATAGACTTGATTGTAGGTGTAGATGACTTTGTTAAAAAAAGAAAAGACATAGGAAAAGCGCAAGAAAAAGCAAAACATGAACTAATGAATCAATATCGTTTAAAAGCAGAAACCTTAACAGATAAAGCTATTTTAGAAGGAACAGACATATCCAAGCAAGTAGACTTCTTGAGAATAGAGTGCAATACAGCTGTTGTGCAGTATGTTCGAGAATGGAAACACGTTGATACTTGGGATAAAAAAGACGAAGTTACAATGTCTAAAGCAAGCGAAATGGTAGCTTAGTATTTAAAGAGGATGAGGGTGCTAGCAAAAAACTAACACCCTCTAGTTCGACATTGAGAAAGGAGAGGATGTGAACTTTGACAGATATTAGAATTTATATCCATAATTAACAAGTATGCAAAGTATTAATTACAAAAAAACAAATATTTCTTGCATATAATACAATACTTTAATAAATTAAAAGGTAATACGTTATGAAACGCAATACTAAACTATGTGAACTAAAAAACTTTCAAGAGTTTTTTATTCCAAGCATAAACACAAAAGGAATTCTTATTTCTAACGGACTTGGCAGTTCTAAAGTTATTTATAAAAATGTACAGCTCACAGATAAAATGGGCGAACGTACATCTGTTAGAGATGTAACTCAACACATATCACCTGAAACTGAGGTAATAACAAATGGAAACATTAACAGTAAACTTCAAAAAAGATTCAGTCGGAAAAATTAATAAAATAAAAATAATATCATATCTTGAAAGAAAAGGAATTCCTTTTAAGTTTAAAACTGAAAAAGAAAAACCTATTCCAAAAAAAATATGTGATAAATGTGGCAGTTTGCTTTACGAAAACCCTGATTGTGATGAATGTATTCGCAATGTTGTAGGGGAAGTTTATTACGGAGAATAATTAACATTAGGCGCAAGTTATTTTAGTTTATTGGTTACTAAAATCGCAAGGTTTTTATTGTTTCCTTGTTGTCTCTCCTTGCGCCTTTATTTTTAAACAGTAAAAAAAGGAGAAAAGATGAGTAAAAAAGAAGATAAATGGGCGAAGAATAATAAATTAGTTGCTGTATATATAAATGAAAGTATGCATTATCGTTTAGATATGTTAGCAAGAAAAGAATCGAGGTCATTAAGTTCGCAAGTAAAACACATGATGCTTTATTATTTTGAAAATGAAACAGAATGGAGTTCCAAAGGAAGTCTTACTATTAATAATGGTAATATTACTTTAGATTAAACAGATAAAAAGAGAAAGGAGTTGTTATGCCTGTAGATATACATGGAAAACAATATGCAACTGTTAACGAAAGAATAACAGAACTTCACAATGATTACAAGGGAAGTTGTTCTATTATAACAGAAATTGCAGAATCAGATAGTGGAACAGTAAGAGTAAAAGCAACGTTAACGCTTGTTGAAATGAGCGAAGGATTGGTTAGTCACAGCAATACCTACACAGGACATGCTGAAGAGATTATCGGTTCTAGTTTAATAAACAAAACTAGCGCACTTGAAAACGCAGAAACGAGTGCAGTTGGTAGAGCGCTTGCATTTGCAGGTTTCTCAACAGATGCTAGCATAGCTTCGGCAGATGAAGTTGCTAACGCTATAATAAATCAAAACAGTACCCCTTCCACAAAACAAAATGACAACGTTAGTCAAGTAAGCGACAAGCCACCATTTGATGCTTCTCAATACGATAATATTGATTGGAGTGTTGAAAGGGAGAATGAGATTACTTTCGGCAAGCACAAAGGTACAGCATGGAAAGATATTGCTGATGGTTACTTAGCTTGGTTAGCTAGCAAACAAGATGGTAAGAACGCACACTTTGCTGACTTAGAGCAAAATTACAGGATTGTAATAGAACCTTCAAGCAAGCAAGAAAATAAAAACCCTGAACCAAAAAAGATAGAAAATGTTTTAGAAGAGCATATTCAGGATTTATTCGATGAATAAAAAAAGCAAAGAGATTGTTCAACATGCTGTTTACTCTACAACAGGAAATGTTATTGGTGTTGTTATTGATGATACATTTCACAAGAGAGTAAACTCAAGTAAGCATTTCTTAAGAAAACCACCTGCGATTGCATTTGATGAAAGGAGTATTTTAGATGCTGAAAAACTTGGAGCTAGCAAGCTAATGGTACACGACAAAGATACAAAGCGTAGATACATGGCTAGTTACAAAGAGTTTAAATCTAATGCATTTAAAGTTGATAGAGGTTTTGGAAAGCAAGAGGCTCTAGCTATTGCTTATTGGCGAGTGCTTGACCCAAAACAAATGACAATGTTTAAATCGTAAAACAATTAGGGGTGATTGCTTTTAATTAACTAATTGGTTAGAGTGTTTGAGGAGTCGAGGCTATAATTGGTTGGTAATTTAAAAAGTGAAAAGTGTTGGCGCACTCACCCCTAATAATTTAAAAAGGAATAACAATGGCAGATATTAATTTTAAAGATAAAACAGTAAAAGAACTTGTAAAGAAATTTATAGTTCGTAGTATTACTTCTAGTAAAAAACATGGAAATACAATAGACCAAGTAAAAAAACCCAATATTAAATGGGTAGAAGAAGCTTTAGAAGAAGCAATGGATTTGTGTGTTTATTTGCAAAGATTGCATGACAAATTAAAAAAGGAGAGTTAATAATGAAAAGAAAAACGTACATGAGAAACAGAAAGTTTACAAGTCACAATGCACTTTCACAAAAAGAGATGTTTATAAATGATATGAAGCAAAAACTAAAAAAACTTATGGAAGGAGTAACAGATAATGGGAAGACAACAAAAGCAAAAAGGCAATAGAATTGAACGCAAGATTGTAGGTATGCTAGCAGAGCGCAGCGTAGAATCAAAAAGAACCTGGGGTTCTTCTGGTGCTAGCATGGGATTAGATGACGAAGTAGATATTGTTATATCAAAAATAAACGAAGTTAAGCTAGATAACGATATATATTTGCAGGTAAAAGGAAGAAGAAAACTAGCAAACTATATTAAGCCTAAAGAAAACGTTATACAAGCTCAAGTACTTGTTCAAGATAGAGAGCAACCTTTGGTTGTTATTAACTTTGAAGATTATGTAGAATACATTAAATTAAAAAACGCATGACTAAAAAACAATTAGAGGAAAAACTAGAAGAACAAACAAGTTCAAACATTCAAATGAACGAAGCTTTAATGTACATAGTAAGTATAGTTAAAGCTTGGCAGAATAAAAAAATTGGCAATTTAAGAGCCATAACAACAATAAGTAAAGTATTCATTAAAAAGGAGAAAGAAAATGAAAGTAAATCTTGATGACACAATAATGCAATCAAAAACAATGACACAAGTTTGCAAATTACTAGAAGAGATGTGCATAGAATTAAAAAGATTATCTCGTAAAAATGCAGAGCCAAATGAAAATACAAAGGATTTAATATCTTTAGGTCGTTATGTAAACAATGTTAATAAAAAACGACTTAATGTAATTAAAAAATACAAAAAAGCATGACATACAATGGCAAGACACTACTTTGTGGAGACAAAATTACATTCGCATCAGGAATGGATAATCAAGGTGAGAAAGAATATTCTTACGGAGAAATTGTCTCTTTTAGTGGTAAGAAAGGAGAATTGTTTGTACATATAAATAGGTATGGTAAAAACAAACAATATGTAATAGTAAAACATGAGGATGTAATCAATGTTATCGAAGAAAAAGGAAAATAAAAGTCCTGCGTTTCAATTTTACGCAAGAGATTTTTTAGCTGATATTAATGTTCAATTAATGACAATGGAAGAGCGAGGTATTTATATAACCTTGCTAGCATACGCTTGGATTGAGAAAGGAATACCGAGTGATACAAGTAAACTCAAAAGACTGTGTGGAAACCCTGACGACTTTGACAGCGCAATTCAAAATGTATTAAATTGCTTTCAAGAGCATGATGGTAAATATTATAACCCAAGGATGGAATCTGTTCGCTCTGAACAGTTAGATAGAAAACAAAAGGATGAGTGACGCAGGCAAAAAAGGTGCTGAAAAAGATGGAATAATGGGGTAGCCATACAAAAGCCATTAGCTAAACATAACTCTGCTACTGCTACTGCTACTGCTACTGCAAAAATACCTTATACAGACATACAAGGTTTGTATAATAAAAAACTAGGTAAAGTATTACCTAGTATAAATACACTAACTAATAAGAGAAAGTCTTTAATACGCTCTATATGGAAAGATAATCCCAATATAGAGTTCTTTGATACATTGTATGGTAAAGTCTCTAAAATACCTTTTTTAACAGGTGATAACGACAGAGGATGGAAAGCAGACTTTGATTTTGTACATAAGATGGATAAAGTTGTTAAAATAATGGAAGGTGGATATGTAGGTATAGGTACAAAAAAAGAAGATAATGTATTTAAAAGACCTGAAGATATAGTTTATGTATGTCCTAAACACCCTAAGTATGAGGAACGCAAAGGAGATAGAAACCTATTTGCTTTTTGTGGTATTAAAGATTGTAGAGAAAGAATGGTAAATAGAGACGCTGAGAATTTTGAAAAGCTAGTTCAAGAAGCGTTAGCTGGTTAGCAGCGCTGGCAGCTATTTTGCTAGCATATCTGGAGCTACAACCTCTATAAACTTATCAATAGTTCCCTTACCACCTGCATTATAATGTTTCAACCAATATTCAGCTTGGCTTTCTACATCGTCTGATTTAGGCAAAGGCGAAGGCACACGTCTGTATACAAGTCTAGCCATACATATAGCAAAAGCTAGATTAATAGTCAAAAGTCTTTCGCAGTCTTGAACTGTAGGAATCTCATTTTTATATTTATCATCTAACTCACAAGCTTCAATGACATCATACCATAACCCTTTACGATATTTAAGATAATTATCAAAGATATCAAAAGCTGTATTTGGTTCTACTTGAAAAAATGAACGAGCTATTTTGCTAGGATATTGCATCAAAGCCCGATACTTTGATTCTACAAGCCCCGTGTTGAATACCATTGTGCTAGCTTGCTCATTATAAAGTCCTACCCTATTAAGAGTATCTTCAATAATTTCTTTCATATCTCTATATAAGTATTTCATTTTTATCTTTCTTTTTTTTATTTTTAAGTTGCCTTTTATAGACTTTGATAGCGTTGCGTTTTTTCCGTCTTTCTTGCTTTCTAGCTTTAGCGTTTCTGTTAGGCATTTAAATAATTTACACATACATAATTAAGATTCATATACTTTACCTCTATAAATTGAGCGACCTTCATAGATTCCAACAGTATCTATTTGAAAATTTTCATCTGTGTATTCAACAATTCCCACCCCTTGTTGCCAATTATACCTAGTTCCTCCACCAGGAACTACTCCATCTATCCTACAAAGAGTTCCACAAGATATTGCTTGATATATTTTTGGCTTTCCATGTGTCCATACTGTTTTATGCGCCATCTCTAGTCTATGTACATGACCTTGAATTATGCTAATTCTTGGAGAGTTTAATAGTTTCATAACACTTTGTCCACTTTGTGCGCCTACTTTTATACCATGTATGCAAACTAAATTATTATTTATATAAAACTCACCATGAGGATAATTGCCAACATATTGTACATCTAATTTATCTAGTCCCAATAAATAAGGTACGGATATTATTGGTGCAGACTTTGGTTCATTAGCAGGCTTTATACCATACGCTTGAATTGTGTTTTGCACAATACTATCAATCATTCTTTTTTCGTGATTGCCTTCTATGTATACCATTTCCTTGCAATATGGTCTTAACTCTGTAATCCATGAAGCTACATAATCTAAGCTAGGTTGTGTCGTAAAATAAAACTCAGGAGAACGTACAAAATGTGTAGACCAATCAGGCAAATCTAGCATATCACCTAGCATTATTATTCTATCAGGGTTTATATCTTTTATTATTTGAGTAGCAATAGAAATTGCTCTTAAATCATGTAGAGGTGTTAACTTTCCTGTTTCAAGGTCTCTTTTAAATCCACATTGAGAGTCTGGTAATATTACATCTACTTTTAATTTTCTTTTCGGTGTTTTAACATTGAATCTTAATGGAGATGTATTTGCGCCTTGTACTGATGGAAACTCACATATAACAGGAGTTTTTCGCATTAAAGTAGCTCTAGCTTGATAATTAGTATGTGTATTCCATACTATCCTTCCATCTATTTCTTCTTTAGCAGAAACATCCCATTGATTGACTTTAAATGATTCTACTTTCCAGTCACTTTTATTAATATCAAATTTTGCTAGCAAATCATCCAGCGTTGGAGGTTTTTTTTCTTTAAAATTACCCTCTATCGTAGCGTAATTATTTTTTTCAGTTAACGAAGATGATGAAGAGTTTTCATTAGAGAAGTTTGTATAGTTTTTATTAAAGTCTTTTATGGTCTTATTGGCTTTAACGTTACCATTACGGACTTGCCTTCTTACCATGCTATATGTCCGTTTATGACCAAATTCTTTAGTTAAAACTTCAGCAGTTTCTTTATATGTAAAGCCTTGTTCAATTAAGTCTTTAGCTTTTTGCTGTTCTTCCCTAGTCCAAGGTCTAGGTTTTGTCATATTTTTAATCTAATCGTTTATTTTTTTCTTAAACTCTGCGAACCAAACATCATCGAGTTTATTCTTGCTAGATTTAACAAGTTTTTCAACAATCTGTAAAGCAATTTTTTTTAAAACTTTTTCACTTACCATTGTTTTTACACCTGTAATTACAAAACCTCTAACAAAAGGAATATATAAACCACCACCTATAACAGCAACAGTTCCTAATACAACTGTCCAATTACTTTGAATCCAATCCATTATTTCTCCATTCTTTATACTTTAACAATAGTGTCAATATACCAATTAACACACCAATAATCATACCAAAAAATTGTATTAAAGGGGACAGCACTTCTATCATTGGCAATATACAGCCTCCAAAGCTTGTTGCGATACCTAGTATCGGATGTTTTTGTAAATAAGATTCCATTTTATGCAAATGTTCTATATGATTTTGTTTTGCTAGCTATTTTTTTAGGCTGCCTAGAGTGCTGCTTACCTTTTTTCTTGTCTTTTCTTTTGGCAGCAGTAGTGCTAGCATATTCAGCAGAAGTTAAATCTTTTATAGCTTGCTCTGGTAAATATCTTTCACCAGTTTTGCTAGATTTTTTACCTGATTTAGTACGCCATTTTTGTTTTGTCCACGCCTTAAGACTTCGTTGGGATTTTTTTAAAGCCATTAACGATACCCACCACCTCTGGCTTTATATTTTTTTGCTAGCATTTGAGCTTTTCTAGCTGACCATTGACCAGCAGCGCCACCTTTTGTTCCAGCTTTTATTGCTTCAAAAATTCTTTTGCGCATAGTAGGTTTTGTATAATTACCTGCTTCGTTTACTCTTGATTTGTTTTTTTTTTGCATGAGTTTTTTAATATTTATAAACTACTTTTTTTTTCTTTTTATTTTTAGAAGCAGGTTTTTTTTTATTGTTTGTTGATTTTTTCTTTTTCATTATTTAGCCTTACTTTTTCTTTTTTGTTTAGAACCACGACCATTTCCTATTTTAGCTTCTATATAGTTTAATTGGTCAGTAACTTCATCATTTAATTGTTGAAATTTGTCTACCATTATGTTTTTAGCGTCAATTAATTTAATAATTATTTGATGTAAATCATCAATTTTTTTGTTTAATTCGTTAGTCATCCACTTAAATGTCATCCAAAGAATACCAGCAGCTAGTCCAGCAAAACCAATTTCTGTCCAATTTTCAATCATTTATTTTTTCCAAGATTTTTTAGCAGTTTGTTGTGCTTTTTTATTTAAATCTCGATAGTGAAAAAGACGAACGCTAGATTTTGTATGGGTTTTACCAGAATGTAAATGACCATTAGCCATTTTGTGCATAACACCTTTATGTTCCTTGCCATTTTTTTTGTAATGTTTTAATCCTATTGCCATAATGCTACCAACTTTTCTTTTTAAGCCAAATCATTAAAAACATATTAAACCTTATTACTTTCTTCTTTTGTTTCAGTATTTGTTTCTGCATCTTTAAAAGATGCTGCTAATGCATCATGAAAAGCTTGTCTACCAAACTGTAATTGTTGCAAATTAAATTTAGAGGTTGTTAGTTTTCTATCTAAATCTTGCACATGTGCTAGCATAACTTGCTGTTCTTGATTTAAATCATCAAAATAATAATCCTTATTATCTACTGTTACTACTGGTTTTTTTTCATTTACTTTTTTAACCATTATTAACTCCTTATTTTTTTTGTTTAGTTTTCATTGATACAGTTGGATTTTTAATTTCTACTGTTTCCATTATTCTGTGTTTTATACACCAATAACTTTTTCCATTATAGATATCATCTATTAAATAAACATGAGAAACATCTTTATTATCTAGTATTTTATTTCCCATAACATTAGGGGCGCAAGAAAGAATAAACAGCCAAGCTATAATTACAAATGCTATTCTAATTACTACCATTGTTAATCCTTTGAGCGTCTATATACAAATCATTATATATGCCCAAGCTATCTGCTTTCCAGATAACCTTTTTCATCAAGCTATCTATCTCAAACATTTCTTGAGCTAATTCTTCTCGTGTCTTGCCTATGTAATAATCCTGACAACTAAGTATGCTAACCATAAATGCTATAACAAATCCAAGTATTGCAAGGGTGTGTAAAGCTCGACTAGCGTCAGCCCATTCGTTTAATTTTTTACGCATTTATTAAAGAGCTTCTAAATCTTTTTTAAGTTGTTCAAAATCAGCTTGTTTAGACTGTAAGCTAGATATTTGAGCTTTAAATGAATTAATTTCTGTATTAATCATGTTAATATCTGCATTTTTTTCTAAATCATCTTTAGCTTCTCCAGTATTAGAATCATATACTTTTGAAACAATCTGTAAAACTTCTGCGGTTTGTTTATCTTGAGCTGCAATTCTAACGTCACCTACTTTTTTACCATCAGGTATACTATCACCATCTTTAAATTTAACAGCATCTACTGCTTCTTTAAAAGTAACTGTAGTTTTTTTTACAGAAACCTTACTAGCTGATTTTAAAGCTTTATAATTTTTCATACTTTAACTTTCCTTATTGTTAAGTTTTGTTTCTAATTCTTTTACTTTAGCAGTTAATTCTTGAACTGCGTTAATTAATGGATAAATAAACATAGATTGTGCTAGACTTTCTATACCACTAGAGTCTTTTGACCATCCACCAAACTCAGAGTGTCCTACTTCATCTAATGCTGTTTTAACTTCTTGCGCTAACATTCCATACAACTTAGTTGTTGTATCCATTTTAGCTTTACCTTTACCTTCATATCCATCTGGAAAATCTTTACTATCTTTCCAATTAAAAGTTATAGGTTTTAATTTATTAATAAAACTTAAACCTAAGTCTGTTGTATTTATATTTGTTTTTAAATTCTGGTCAGAATACCTTGTCCAAGTTGCGTTACTTGTAAAAGTATTTTGTATTTTATTACTAGCTTTACCTATAGCTACACTATCAGCACTAGCATCTATATCGTGACCTATTACAATACAATTAGCAGTACTGTTTGCAGGAGTTCTTACATTTGTACCTATAAGAACATTATTACTACCGCTTGTAAGCGCAACGGTATCAGTACCAGATTGATAACCTATAAGAACATTAGCTGCTCCTGTATCTAAAGAAGTTCCTACTTGATGACCAATAGCAACATTACCATCGCCTTGAGTTAAAGCTGTTAAAGCATTATAACCCATAGCTATATTTGCATCAGCGTCATTTAATTGAGCGTCTAAAGCATAACTTCCTATACCAATGTTATATTCACACGTTGTGTCTGCCCAAGCTCCTCCACCAGCTTGCATTCCAATAAATACATTATCGCTTGAACTTAAAGAATCTGTTCCTGCATCAGTATCTCCCATCGCATCACGACCAATAGCAATATTACGATGACCAGTTGTATGTCCTATTAAAGCTGAGTTACCTACAGCAACATTATTACCACCAGTTGTTAAATTGCCAAGAGCAAAGTATCCAACACCAACAGTACCATCAGCAGCTGATGTTATGTTAGATTGACTTAAAGCTGCGCTTCCAATAGCAACACACTTATCAACATCAGTATTATTTCCTAATGCGTGTTTTCCCACAGCTACATTATTAGAACCAGTAGTTAAGGCATCTCCAGCTCTATATCCAATAAGAACATTGCTGTCAGCACCTGTTATTGCAGTTCCACTATAAGCTCCAAGAGCAGTATTGTCATTATGACTATTACCAGATGCGCCTAGCATAGAATAGTATCCTACAGAAGTATTACCAGTTCCCGTAACATTATAATAACCAGCAGCATATCCAACCCCTGTATTTTCTGTAACTTCATTATTACTATCTGAATTTTGACTAGCTAAAGCAGCGTTGCCAAGTGCGGTTGAATTATTACCAACATCTTCAGCTGTTAAGGCATCATTTCCAATAGCGCAATTATTTACACCAATATTTATTGCATCACCAGCAGAATCACCCATCAGTACATTAGCATCTCCAGTAGTTATAGCACCTCCAGCATCATGTCCAATTAAAGTATTGTAATTACCTCCAGATTCAATAGCATCTCCAGCTCCATCTCCATAGTGTGTATTTAAAGTACCTGCACTTGCTGGGATAATACTACCTGCTGCGGAAATACTTAATTTAACAGTAGAAGATGCGTTAAGACCATCAGCATGACCTGTATAAAACTCTATAACTCCACTACTAGTACGAAACTCTAAATCATTTCCAGATAGAATTATATAAGCTTCATAATCACCACCATCATTTAATTTTATGGTAGGGGCTGTTGCATTGTAAATTTCTAAATCTTTGCCTGGACTTGCAGTTTCTAT